TGCCCGTGGGCATATAGGGTAAAGCTAATCCTCAGGTAGTATTCCTACCTGGCTTTGGTGAATGTACCTTTGTGCTCCCTTGCGGGCAACACTCGCTCGTTTCCGTTTCCACCATCTACCGTTAAGGGAAGACCGATAAAATAAAAACTTGGTCTTACCACTCTTCTCATCGATTGTTGTGATGGGTAAGAGTCGAAATTTCTTCGTTGAGTCTCCGGTAAATGGATCGACCATAGTGCTACGATCTCCAAAGAGATCATGTTCGCACACAGGTCTAGAATCGGTTCGCGACGAATTTGCTCTCAGAGTATCCCAGTAATAAACAGCTTCATTGATAACGAAGCGATCGTAAGACTTTTGCCCAAAACACGAAAAATGAGTAATTCCATCTTTCGTGTATGGAGTTGACCAAGGGTAGTCTTGCCTTAGTCCTCTCCATTGTGCCATAAGCCTTTTAACCTTAACCCCCGAATAATCTGGGAAGTATGAAGGAACTTGGAATATAAGACCATTGATTGAGGCCACTTGCGAAAGCAGCCAATGATACGTTTTAGGTATTTCTTCAATAGTCCACCTCTCTAAAAGCCCGTTGATGGTTTTGTGCAACAAACACACAAAATCTGATGCACTCAGGCGCTGCGTCTCTCCTTCCGGCTGGAAGGGTCGACTTGGAACCCCACGGTAATAATCTCCACCGCAAGATTCTCGGAAATAATCTTTAACAAAAGTCTTGTCGCTATTTAGTTCAAAATCAAGATCATTGAACACTTCAGCAACGTAACCATGGATGCTACGATGATATATTAAATCGTCACCATAGACTGAGACCATATGACGCTTTCCGAGCAGCAATTGTATCGCTTGTATGATACTGTAGAACAAGAGAGTTTGTAAAGGGAACGTGAAACCGATACCCATTAACATATAAGATTCAATTCGGTGGATACCCGCGTAGGGTCCATCGGAAATCTGTATGTCTGGGATACGTCCAAACTTTACCTGTGCCAACCAATCTCTTGGTAGCAATCGACTAAGGATAACGTAAGTATAACCATTGCTGGCGTTAGCCATATCGGCTGTTACATACTCACGCGTTTTCGAATATAACATTGCATACACCTTGTGTGTATCCTGTAGGCGTTGAATGTCAAGTCCGATGTCCTTTAATCGACTTTGGATGATCGCACCGACTCCGTAACTGTGTAAAGAACCAATCACAGAATTCGGAACAATACCGCGATCAATCTTCCAACTCTTGGCTACGTTCACCATGTCGAGGCATTTCACAACGTCGTACGTAGGGTTGACTCCCAGGTCCAACGCGCGGGTCAATTCTGTATCACCGCCCAAGTAGTCATTCTTAAACCACTTGATGTGTTCGATAGTGCCGCTTAGTACCTCCAGTTTCTCATCGATGTAACTATGAGCCGCTGGGACTCCTTTACAGGCACGCTTCCCAAAACGACAAACCTCCAAATGTTCTTTCGGATCGAAGGGACCTAAAATACCCTTAATGATCTTTCGAGCTTCTTGGAGCACCTTTAGCGTACGGAGTTTAATTTCAGGTTTAGGTTTCCCTAACTTTTCCTGATGTTGGAAGAACTTTTTCTCAGTGAGAAAAGCCCTTTCATCCGCGCTTATAGGATCGTCTTTGAAACGGTATCGCTTAAACAGCTTATCCAACTGAACTTCCCTCCTAAAGAGGTCGACGTCCACGTTAGAATGGGCCGGAACGGGTCGGAACCGAAACTGGTGCATGCCTTGTTTAAGGGCCTCTACATCAGCTCGTTTGTATTCGTTCCCGTACAGCGATCGAAAATCCTCAACCAACTTCAACCAGAGGCCTTTCATAAGGACATCGGTCTCGTACTTACGTCGTAATGTACGTGCTTTCATTTGGAAACTCCAGAATAAAGGTTTTGGCAAATTCCTGTGTGAGGTACGTTAAATTAGAACACCTAACTTAACCCGCCGCCTTTTAAAGCGGTCGTGAAGTCGGAATCAAACCAGATTTGAGCTGTCCATTGCATAAGTTTGGTAACTTGTGCGTCAGTCATCTCGACATCTGTTTCGATCTCTCCACGTGTCAACGGAAAGGAAGTAGTGCCATTGGCGCGCAACAGAGGGATCACAAGAGTAAAATCGGTCTTACCCTTAGACCATGACCCATCGTTTTGTAACGCAGGCGGTCTTGTTTTAAGTGTAAGTGTTGGGCGGACACGAAAGTCAGCCACACTTACATCAGACACTTGCACACCATTTTTGATGCTCAGAGAAGTCTCCGTGAGCGTCGACGGGGTACCACCGGTGGCCGTAATGGTTGGGGTAGTGAGGATTGTAGCACCTTTAATAGGCATAATAAACTCCTTGCTTACAGGTAAGATCCTGTTTGCGATAAATTGGACGATGGACGTAGCGGCGTAGCTTCATGTTTTACATTTTTGAAGCGTAATATTTGCTGTACCGCCAACGCGATTATGCTAAAAACCCGGCTTTCGCTGAATTTAAAGCTGAAGAACTGCGGATACGCAGCTGGAGACTGGTTTATCATACGTTTCATATCCCGCCTGTGAACATACAAATGACTGCTCGTAGGCGGAATCGCATAATGCGTACTATAAGTGGCACGATCGCACTCATAGCGTATTTGCGTTTCCGTAACCTTGGTTACACAATTTCCAAGGGGGCTAACCATATGATTCATAGACATACGTGTGATCCATGAACTGATGTCGCCAAACCAATCAACCACAAAGCTCCAAGGGATCCAGTCCCATACACCTTGCCAAACGTGATAGATGTCCAAACCATAATCCCAAAGGGGAGGCTTGGAATAACCCATCTTGTAATAGCACTTTGCGGTGTAATAAACCTTTTCCGTCCGGTACGCGATCCACGAGGCTTGGAAGCCTTGTGCACCGATGCCGTAGGACGAGCCCACCCTGTACGTATACGTCTTTTTAAGGGCGTACTTTCTAGCTTTACTCACGCGCGCAGCTGTCCATGCATCTTGTTCTTTTGCATAGGTGCTCAACGTATCGTTGATGTTTCTAACGAGGTTGCGCCAACCGAAATTATAAACTAAATAATTATCGGCAGCTTGCTGTTGTGCCGCACGTGTTAACCGTTTAACCATCTTAGGATGCAAAGGTTTACCAGTTCTAGCGTTATAATATATCTCACCTACCTTGATTGGCAGGCCTTTAAGATATATCAAACGTGCACTGGCAATACCCTTTGCAAGAGCCTTTAATGGGTTCGTTATCATCTTCAAGATTGCAATAGTCTTGAAGACGGTTATTGATAACGAGGCATCACTACGACCCATGTCATTGTACGCTTTAGTTAGTACTTCGCGTGCAATGTTGTAGTCCCAAGATACGGATGAAGACAAGTCAGCCAAATCATGGCCGTCATTATCCAAGTACCGCACATCCTGAGGTCTTGCACAAGCTGCAATAGGACCTTCGAATGTTATCTTGGTGTAGTTGCCGGGGACGTAACCTACATTTGTTAATGTTCCTTGGCTCGCCCAAGAAGAGAAACTCCGGACCTCGACAGCATGCATTGGGAAGATGGTCTTTTTGAGCTTACGCCCTTTTCCATCCGCCGTCAGCATTTTGTGAAAGTCCGAAGGACGTCCATATACACGATACCGAGGTGTAACTTTAGAAATGGGGGGTACCACATCATCAACAATAAGTTTCCAACGTCCAGCATCGGACATGCCCGTGTACATTGTACCGGAGCCGGTGGGGTTGGTCTTAGAGTATTTGATGTGGAGTTTCCCCATCTCCTTTGTTTGCCTCAATCTTGTGCTCATGGATCTCCTCCACTAGAAAATAGTGATATCAACCCCA